AATAATAAAAGTAAAATCATTCGGCGCGTCCATCTTCGGCTGTCTTTTTTGAATAATCCATTTTTTCATACCGTAAAGAATAATATCACCCACATCAGGAATTTCAGGGTGCTGAACTGCCAATTGTATATATTCTTTTAAAAAAATAATTTCATCTTTGGTGCCATATTTGTAAATATCTTCTCTGGTTAGTTTCATATTGTCCCCTTCTATTTTATTTATTGTTTTACCGCTTGCGCCAAATACGATGCAAGGGCTTCCACATACTAGTTACATCGCCGAAATCTTTAATATTGGTTTCGTCATACTTCAAAGGAACTTCTCCAGGGGTCTGCAATTGCTCCATATTCTCTTTTTGCATTTGTTTGCGCATTGATTCCCTGGGTGTCCTAGAAGAATTCGCACCCAGAATGGCATCCAACATCTGGCGCTCTCGCGAATACGAAGGATCAATAAGCGGCGTAATTGACATAACATCTTTCATCCTGCTGCGATCTGACAACATCCACGTTGAAAATTTTAACGCTGTTACCAAGTCAAAATGGCCTACGCCTTCATAACCCCGATGCGTCATTGCCTCTTTGCCCTTCCTATCTTCAAATAATCGCATTTCTTCCAACAAATATTCATCACAAACACTAACAATGCGTTTATCAATGACGGTTTTTAAATTGGATTTTAATTCTATGGAATTTTTCCTGTCCGATTTAAATCCCCACGGAATGTAGCCGCGCTTCTTGGCGCCGCCTAACGAACGATACATCCTACGAGTAAGATAACTAATCATCATATCATGATCCCCAGAAAACTTATCCGTGAGCATTTGTTTGAACATAATATTTTTCTTTGCAAATTCATTTGACGCTATCTCATCCAACAAATTTTCAAACCGAACTGAAAAAAGTCTGCCCACATCATTCAGTTCAAATATCATAAACCATTTATCATTCAATTGTGTCATAATAAATTGGAACAATAGATTAAATAAATCATCTGGCAATGTCCCGGCGTGCATAAATTGGAATGCCTGCCGAACTACAAAAGTATCCAAATCCATTTGACCATCTATTTTTTGTTTGCGCACAGACAAGCCCAGAACTGTGGAAAAATTTTGGAATTTGCCTTCGGAAAGGTCAACCCCGATAAGGAATGATTGATCCCCCACTTGGTCATAAATCTTTATGGGTTCGCCAACATAATCTCTATCTGGCACCCATTCATACATCGGCGGCAAATTACGAAAACTGGCCACAACATCTTGATTAAAAAATCTCGCTACGCCTGCCTGAATTTCGAATGAATTATCAAATTCTTGTGCAAATCGTTCTATGCCATTCTTGCCGCCTACTGATAAGTCGCGTATGGTTTGCTGCTTCCATTTTTCATCCCTACCCTTCCCTGTCGGGTCAACATCTTTCCAATGTATTTTTTCCAATAACCATTTCGGGTCATATTGCGGATTTTTTTCACCATTGATTTCCTTTTGCGTCTTGACAAATAAATCATAAAATATATCTTTGCCCTGCGGAGTTGATGATACAACCATTCCCCCGTTCATTGATTGCATGACAGGTAAATTTGAAGTCCAGAACTCGCTTTGTAATTGCACCGTAGGCAACCACGCAAACTCATCCAGATACTGAAATGTTAATGATTCTGACCGTAATCCTGCTTTGGTTGTTGCCGCGCAAAACACAACGGTGCCATCGGCCAATTCCAATTCAAATTTACTATCACTGGTGGTCGCGGACAATCGAAACATTTTTGGCAATCTTTCATACATCCCCGAAAATCTGCGGAATATTTTTCGTGCATTTTCCTTTTTGTTCGCCATAATTCCCACATTAGATGACGATGTAAATGTAATCAACCACAGAATGAATACCAAAACTAATGTTGTTTTCGAAGATTGTCTCGGCGAAAGTAAAACGATATATTTTTTCATCCAATTTTCTTGCAAATCTTTCAAGATTTTTTTCTGCTTGGGAAAAATGACATCCGCAAAATTCAGCCACCCTTTACTGGGTTCGGGATTGAAGATTTGGACGTATTTAATAAATTCTAGTATGTCATTTTTACATTTGGTAAAAATTTCCAATTCGTCATTTGATAATGTCGGCAGCGGCGCTCGAGTTCCATTTATTTTTGGCATGATTATTTCTTACCGCCCGCGGATAACTGCAAAATCATAGCTTTATCACCCTGCACTCTGTCAGAAGTTGTTTCTGCATTCGCCTGCTCATCTAATTCCAATAGGGCATTGATTTCATTCTCGATATCATTCCTAGTTCGGAGCAACTCATTAATTCTAGAAAGGAGTGACGCAATTCCCGAAATGTGTTTGCTGTCAACATTGGCCTTGTTTGCCGTATAGAGTTGCCCATAATGCGATGTCGTAATATCATACAATGTTATGGACTGCTCCAAAGTCTTGTTGACATCCTTAAGCGTTCTATTTTTTTCTTCAATTTTTTCGTTAACTGTTTTCATTTTATTTTACCCTGATATTATCCATATGAAAATTGATAAATCGGTTTTTCTTTTTGGCTTGATAGTAAATTTTTTTTATATTATCTTGTAACTTTTTTGTTATTTTTATGGTATATGATTCTGCTAAATAGAAATCCAAAGTATCGGCATACCGTTGAACGAATACAGCATTTAAGAATCCTTTTTTATCCTCTGTCCAATCCAGTTTGTCGCCTATATAGGTGGTTTTGACCGACTTACATTTTCCATTTTCATGTAAAAATTTTAATAAATCATCATGGGTTATTCCTGACCATCTTCCATCAAATATCGATTCATTGCCGCACCATTTCGCCTCCATATACATATCGCCGCTCTTATCAAGAATTGCCCTATTCCATTTGGAATCTTCTTTAGATTTTAGTTCTTGGCTTTTTGGATTTAGGTAAACGAAATGTGTTTTTCCGACTGCCTTTAAACTACCAATAACATTTTCTAATATTTTAAATTTCATATTACACCTTCATTGAGTTTTTTCCGTCTTCTTCGTCTCCATCTTCTTCTTTGTCTTCATCTTCTTCTTTGTCTTCAATTTTTTCGTTAACTGTTTTCATTTTATCTCCTATTAAATGGTATATACACCTTTATCTGAAAAAGATAAATATGGATTTTTCTTTTTGCATAAGTCAAACAATGCATGTATTTTTTTCCAATGTTCTTCTTCCATTATCCAATCACCATAAGATTCTCCCAGATAAAAAGTAAATCCATCATCTTTTCTTTGCACACAAACTCCACCTGTTTCCAATGATCCTGTTTCGTCCCACCAATCATCATTCTCAAACCCCGGACATTTCCCTTCTTTCTGTAAAAACCATATTAAATCATCATGAATCATATTCGAATACAAATTATCCGCGTCAAAATTCTCGCTTTCCCACATCGCCTCCATATACAAATTCCCTTCTGTGTCAATTACTGCCCTATTATCTTTTGAATCTTCTTTAGATCGCAATTCTTGGGATGTTGGATTCATATAGATAAAATATGTATTTCTGCGATGAGTAACGCTAGTTAAAACATTTTCTAATAATTTAAATTTCATTTCAAACCTTTAATGAGTTTTTTCCGTCTTCTTCGTCTTCTTCTTTGTCTTCTTCTTTGTCTTCACCGTCTTCGTCTTCACTCTTTTCGCTCTCTTCTTCTTTTTCCTCTTCGCTATTTTCGGCATCATCCGCACCTCCAGATTTTTTTTCTTCTTGTGCTTTCTTGCCCTGCTCTTCCATCTTCGCCAAACGAGTATAGTAATCACTAATTTCCGAAAGGTGATCTAATGATATGCGCCTGGCAATATCTTCATTCGTTGTATGCTCATGTTCGACCGCGATACCCATTTCCAATTCCTTTGCGTCAACGTCTTCTTCTTTTATTTGTTTTTCATATGCTTTGCCCGCGTGAACAAATACTTTTACAAAGTCCAAATCATTCATAAATGCTTCTGCTATTTTAAATTTCATATTATCCTCTTTTCAGCCGGCGTTTCAATTCTATTTTAACGGCTTTGGCAACATCACCTTTCCATTGGCTCGCATTAGATAAAAAATAAGCAATGATTGAATATCCCGAATCCATTCCGTAATTA